GCAGCTATTAATGCTTTATTACCCAGCCAAACAAGTCAATCAGGTAAAGTTTTAAGCACAGACGGTACAAACACATCATGGATTGCAGCCGGTGGTACAGGAACAGTTACTTCTGTAGCATTAACAGCACCATCTATATTTTCTGTAAGTGGAAGCCCAATTACAGCAGCAGGTACACTAGCTTTAACATATTCAGGCACAGCATTGCCTGTAGCTAACGGTGGATCAGGTGCTACTACACTTACAGGATATGTAAAGGGTAACGGTACATCTGCGTTTACAGCAAGTGCAACAGTACCAAGCACAGATATTACTGGCTTAGGTACAATGTCTACGCAAAATGCTAACTCTGTAACTATTACAGGTGGCACAGTAAATGGTACTACAATAGGTGCTACTACAGCTACAACAGGTGCATTTACTACACTTACTGCTTCTACAAGTTTAACTACACCAACAGTTCAAGCAACAAATTCAGGTGGATTGTCTCTTAAAAATTCTGCTGGTACTACTCAGATGAGTATGGGTGCTGGTGGTGGAGATAATATTTCATTAAATGTTTCTACAAACTTAAATGGCTCTAATGCACAAATAGATATTAGTCCTACTGGTACTGGTCATGTACATATTAATCCAACAGGATCAGGAAGTATTCAAGTAAATCCTACTAGCGTAGGTACAATAGATAACATGACTATAGGTGCTACAACACCTAAAAATGGTAGTTTTGTAGACTTTAGTGTAACAGGTACAACCAGCTTTGATGGTTCACAAGGTACAGCAGGTCAAGTATTAACTTCTGCTGGCACAGGTGCAACTCCTACATGGACAACACCTGCTGCAGGAACAGTTACAAGCGTAACAGGTACTGCTCCGGTAGTATCATCAGGTGGTGCAACACCAGCAATTAGCATGGCTGCAGCATCTAGCACAGTTAATGGTTATTTAACATCCACAGACTGGACTACGTTTAATAGCAAAGGATCAGGTACTGTAACATCAGCGTCAGTAGTATCAGCTAACGGATTTGCAGGTACAGTAGCAACAGCTACAACTACACCAGCTATTACTATTTCAACATCTATTACAGGATTACTAAAAGGTAATGGTACTGCAATTAGTGCAGCTACATCTGGTACAGATTATGCTCCTGCTACTAGCGGATCATCTATTTTATATGGTAATGGTTCTGGTGGTTTTAGTAATGTAACTATAGGCTCTGGATTATCATTTAGCACAGGTACATTATCTGCAAGTGGTGGTGCAGGTGTTACATCATTCCAAACATCATTAAGTGGCCTTACACCTTCTACAGCAGCTACAGGCGTAGTTACTCTAGCAGGTACATTAGGTATTGGTAGTGGTGGTACAGGACAAACAACAGCTAATACAGCATTTAATGCTTTAGCACCATCACAAACATCAAACACAGGTAAATTCTTAAAAACAAATGGTACGGATACATCATGGTCTACACTACCTAGCAGATTAGTAGTATTATTACATAGTGGATCAACTACTGCTGATGTATCAGTTGCAAATGGTGTATTACCAATATTAAATCATGGTGGCTCTACAATTAATGTAGCAGTATCTTAACAAGGAAGAAATATGTCAAATTTTTACCCATTAGTACTTACAGGAACTTCTATAGAAGAACTGCAAACTGCTGATGCACTTATCTTACAAACACCTGCTTCTGGCACATTAACAAATTGTACAGGATTACCACTTTCTACAGGTATCACAGGTACATTACCAGTTTCTAACGGTGGTACTGGTGCGACTACTCTGACAGGTGTGATTAAAGGTAATGGTACATCAGCAATTACAGCAGCTACCGCAGGTACAGATTATGTAGCTCCAGCAACTGCAACTACATTCACAGCTACTCAAACATTTACAGGATCAACAACAGCGATAGCAGCAGTATTTCAAGACTCAGCAGAAGTAGTAACAGTATCTGCAACAGCAGCTACAGGAACTATTAATTATGATGTAACAACACAATCAGTTTTATACTATACATCTAATGCTTCAGCTAACTGGACAGTTAATGTAAGAGGGAATGGCACAACATCTTTAAATACTTTAATGTCTACAGGACAAGCAATTACAGTAGTATTTTTAGTTACACAAGGTGCAACAGCATATTACAATAATGCTCTCCAAATAGATGGTTCATCTGTCACACCTAAATATCAAGGTGGCACAGCATGGACTGCTGGTAATGCTTCAGGAATTGATGCTTATTCATACACTATCGTTAAAACAGGTTCAGCAGCTTTCACAGTATTTGCAGCACAAACACAGTTTAAATAGGAATTAGTTAATGCCATTATTGTCAAGATTAGCTGTTGCTTCAGCAAGAGGATTTGGGGCATTATCAGCAGCGAAAATTATAGTATCAGCAAATTATCTTGTTGTAGCTGCTGGTGGGGGCGGTGCAGTTTATGGTGGTGGTGGTGCGGGTGGACTTAAATCTGGAACTGCATCACTTATTAAAGGACAAGTTTATACTGCTACGGTAGGGGGCGGTGGTGCTTACGGATTAACCGGTGTAAGTAGAGGAACAACGGGAGATAATTCTTCTATTGCGGGAACAGGACTTACTACTATTACATCATCAGGTGGTGGTGGTGGTGGTGGTGGTGATGGTGCAGCAGGATTAAAAGATGCTTTATCTGGTGGTTCTGGCGGGGGCGGTTCTTATTCTAGTGGTACAGGCGGCACTGGAATTTCAGGGGAAGGTTTTGCAGGCGGTACTGCTTCTGCAAGCACATATCATGGTGCAGGTGGCGGTGGTGCTGGAAGCGTTGGGGCAAATGGTGTATCAAATAATGGTGGTAATGGTGGCACAGGAGCAACTTCATCCATTACTGGAACATCTACATTTTACGCTTCAGGTGGCTCTGGAGCTTCTTATTATGGGACACCAGGCACTGCTTCTGCTGGCGGTGGGGGCGGTTCTTTTGGCGCACAAACAAATGGTGGAAACGGAACTGCTAATACAGGCGGCGGTGGGGGTGGTGGGGCGTGGGGTGCTGGCGGGATTCATGGCGGTACAGGCGGCTCAGGCGTAGTTATTCTATCAGTTCTTACATCTCTTTATTCAAGTACAACTACAGGAAGCCCAACTATAACAACAAGCGGTTCAAATACTATTATTAAATTTACAGGCACAGGAAGCTATACTGCTTAACAGGAAAAACATGGCACATTTTGCACAAATTGAAAATAATATAGTTACTAAAGTAGTTGTAGTAAACAACAAAGAGACTGCTAATGAACAAGGCGTTGAAATTGAACAAATAGGCATAAATTTTTGTTCTAACCTTTTAGGTGGAACATGGCTACAAACATCTTATAACGGTAACATTCGTAAGAATTATGCTGGCATTGGATACACTTATGATAAAAGTCGTGATGCGTTTATTGCACCTAAACCATATAACTCATGGGTATTAGATGAAACAACAGCCCAATGGAAAGCACCTGTAGACTATCCAAATGATGGTAAAGGATATTCTTGGAATGAAGAAACTAAAAATTGGGATGCTATACCTGTTCCTACTGAAACTGTAATACTTCCATGAGCCAACATGAATTAGGTTTTTTTGGAAATATTTGGGTAAGACAAAATATTTTAGAAAAAGTAGGTGATAATTTAGGTGGTCATACACATAACTTTGACCATGTTAGCTTATTAACAAAAGGAAGTGTAAGAGTAGAAGTTGAAGGAAGTGATCCAAAAGAATTTAAAGCTCCTACTTTTATTGTTATAAGAAAAGAACATGTACATAATTTTATTGCTTTAGAAGATGACACAAATTATTATTGTGTTTTTGCATTGCGAGACATAGATGGAGATGTAATGGAAATATATGGTAAAGAACATGATCCATTATGTGCTTTATAAGTCAGAAAAAATAATCAAATGAATAAATATTATAATATAGGATGCTATTAATGTATTATTCTGGATTCCAAAGCAATAGCTTTCAACGCAATGCGTTTCAAATTGTTGGATCTGTCACACCAGGCCCTAGTATACTTGTCACTAAAGGTGGCTTTAAAAAAGAACGTACTCATAATAGATCGTTTAAGCAAACAGTAAAAGAGTCATTAGAAGAACTCTTAGGCGAACCAAAAGTAGCAGAGCAAGTACAAGAAATAGTATCTGAATACTCTAACTCTAAAAACTTATCTTTAAGCTCTATAGATTTTAAATTACTGTCACAAAATGTAGCTGCAGCAGAACGCATTATCATGCTTGCACAGCAATTACATTATGAAAGACTAGAAGCACAACGTGAAATGGAAGATGAAGAAGCAATCCTTCTACTAATATAATGGCTAGATATATACAAGATCCAATAACACACAAACTTATTCCTGCTGACGAATACTATACACAGGAATCTAATTCGCACTACATTATGTCTGATTATCAACCTTACAAGTCTATGGTGACAGGTGAGATGATAGAAGGTCGTAAAGCACATAGAGAGCATTTAAAACGTCACAATTTAGTAGTGGCGGAACAGAGTTCAGCAAGACCACAGAAGCCTGACGGTGGTCAGTTGAAAGAACAGTTGGCACGTCAGGTTTACGAAAAATTAAGATATAAATAGGAGAA